TCATGCGCGACCTGCGACAGAAACCCTGCGACTCGCTTAGGGGTATTAATCTCAAATTCTTCACACGCCGAAGCAAGAGCATCAGCATACTTAGTGAGATTATCCTTATTGGCCTTAGGAAAACATTGGTGCAGGATTTCTGCTGAAAGCATTAGGACCTCCTAACGATTATTTGAATTAAGCTCATCTAGTCTGGCTTGAAGCAAGATCCGATGCTCTTTTGCAATCCGATGATCGGCCATCGCATAAGCAACTTCTTGACTCTCACACCATTCTGTATATAGGGTTCTTATTTTCGTAACTATTCTCTGAAACATGTCTTTCTCCAAATGAAAACAGGGGAGAGGCCAGCGCCTCTCCCCTTAACAATCCTCAACGGATTACCCGTTAAGTTGTTGCTTTGTTGACTTCTTACTAGATGTATCGCCGGTTTCTTCGATGTCGACCTTGCGAGGCTTCTTGTGGTCAGGAATAATATTCTCTAACCACACCTTCAGCAAGCCGTTCACCATTTCCGCATTTTTGACTTCCACTGTATCAGCGAGATGAAACTCGCGACGGAAAGCGCGATCAGCAATTCCCTTGTGCAGGAAATTTGCTTTCTCATCACTCTTAGTGGCGCCACGGATAAGCAGACGACCTTCCTGAATTTCAATTTCAAGGTCAGACTTACCAAAGCCAGCAACAGCTAGCTCAATGACATATTTGTTTTCATCTACCTTGACGATATTGTAGGGAGGCCAGCCGGGAACTGCTTTTGAAAGATTTTCTGAGGCCTCTAGCAGACGCTTTGAGACTTCATTGAAGCCGACTGAAAATGTGTCCAGTTTGGACAGATCGGGAAATAAAACCATATTGGTTCCTCCTTGGTTAAGCGAGGGTTGTTATAGACAGCATCCCCTTATGGGCAATGCTGTCTATATTTATCATATAACTATTCTTCTGTCAACGGCAAGTCTGTCATTTCCGGAAGTAAAAATGATAGATCGGGTGGACTGTAAGTGTCAGGCTTCATTACTTTGCCTTCCGCATTCTTAATGCGCTTACCATCCACAAATTTACTCATGTTAGATCGATGCACCTCTGCAAAGCATCGATTTAAATCAATACCATACGTATGACCAGCACCATACACGACATAAAGCAAATCGGTAAGTGCATCGGCAATTTCAACGATATCTTCATTGACCATCGCTTCATGAAGTTCTGTAAGTTCCTCATCGATTAACTTATACCGAAGAAGTCTAACATTATCTTCAGGCCATACTGGCGTTGTATTAACATCTTGTTCGGCTGCACGCATGAAATCAGCAACCATATCGAAATTAGTCATTCACATTGTTTCCCAAAGTTGAGTGGAGGAACCAGCCGTGCTTCTCATGCGCGGCCATACGATCTTGTAAGAAATTAGCAACTGCAAGAGCTCCAGCATTTTCGGCTTCGGAGAATGCAGTTTTAATTGACTGTAGAACTTTAGCATTATCTACAGCTAGCGCAAGTACCATTTCGAGTGATTCAGGTACAGTTTCAAGTTCGACTAGCGTTGTAAGCTCCTTGAAACGACCAAGTGTGCCTGGTGCATATGAACCCATAGTGCGAATAAACTCAGCTAGAGGATCAACGGCACCAAATACTTCTTCCCAGATCCCACCAAATAGATCATGATATTGTTTGAAGTCACGACCCTGCACGTTCCAATGAAAATAGTGAGCCTTTAGATAGAACGTGAAGGTATCTGCAAGAGCTACCTTGAGAGCCTCAACAACAGGCTGTGCCATCAGAGTGTCCTTTTCTTACCGATACTATATTTTGCCTCAAGATTCCATTCATCTTTTTCTTTATGCGATAATACTTTAATTTGTGATATGGGAGCAACATTGTCTTTGGTCATATTTGGATCTACCAATTCAATCAAACCCCATTCAGCTAATAGATTCACTATCGTATTACGGCGCATAAGATCATCTTCAGCAAAATTAGTAGGCTTACCATCAAGAGCAAATAACTCTTTAAAATGAACGATGAAATATCGTTTTTGCTTATGAAGTATATGACAAGACTGATACAAGGTCTGATCTTTTCTAGAAGCTACGCCTATTCTAGTTAGAGTTTCTCTGACCTTTAAAAAATCCTCAGGATTCTTTAGTCGTACCTCTACCATCTCTGTTATATCTAGTGTCATCAGACCCACCCTTAAATGTTCTGTCATGGATTATGGAGAGTTGATCTTGAGTTAAGATCATCATATACTCCTTAGCCCGATTATAATTACACCCATAATATTCCATGACCGTTTGTATATCTTTGCTCTCAAAGGGTTTCGGCCATTTCTCAGGACGTCTACTTCGAGACCTGATAGTATTTATTAGATAGTCATGTTGTAACAGCTTATCTAGTTGACTGCGGGAATTCATCTCATTAGCATACAAAATCGTATCTATATGGTATGATAATGCCTTATTGACCATATAGGGATTGTATAATGCTTTAGCTTGAATCTCTGTCGCGCCTCTAAAATAATCTTTTTTAGTCTTGCTAATTGCACTAACAAGACTAAACACATCTTCCAAAGGTTTCATAACCATTCACAATCCATCATAATTTGAGTGAGACATGCAGCCAAATTAATTTCAGGATTTACAACAAAACCTGCTTTGTATTGATAATCTGCCAAAATTAATACCAAATTAGGTATGCTTGTTGGCTTCATAAAATCATATGCAAAGTCATACAGATGGCGATATAAAGTATTCTGATCGATAGTAGAATTAACACCAACCCATTTCCGCATAGCAGAAAAATCTTTCTGCTTTAGCAGCTTTACCAAAACTTTAAGATCCGTATCAATAGACGTGCTTAGGATATCAGAATTAATTCTGCCTGTAACAGAATTGCTTTGCAATTCATTCAATACCCTTCGCCAGTCTGGGAAGTGTTTTGTAATAACCTCAGCTACAACCTTCTTATCAAATTCAATACCTTCAGCCGTGAGAATTTCACAAGTGCGTTGCAAAAATTGTGCCGCAATAATAGGCTTGTCTTTATTTGTGATACGAAATTCAATAGTAGAACATCTAGAATGAAGAGGCTCGATGATCTTATTCTTAAAATTGCAAGTTAAGATAAACCCACAATTATGAGAATATTGTTCCATGAAATTTCGCAAAGCTGGCTGTACATGATTAGAAAGATAATCAGCCTCGTCAAGTATGACATATTTGCGGCCGCCCCATAAAGAAACCGTAGATGCATATCCTACGATTTTACCTCTGAGTGTATCCATAATACCATCAAGCGAGCCATTGATGATTATATAATCTGCGCCGATTTCTTGTAACATGGAGCGGGCAATGGTAGTCTTACCAATACCAGCACCACCAGTAAGCAATAAATTTGGGATGTTTTTATCATCCACAAATTTTTGAAAAGTCTCCTTTAGGCCTTCGGGTAAAATGCAATCTGAAATCTTTGTTGGTCGATATTTTTCGACCCAAAGAAATTCACCTTGATTCGTCTCCATCACTGTCATCCCATTCATCATGTATTTCACTTGTTGCCAAATCATCGGCAATGCTATAAAATAACATTGCCGACTGTTGCTCACCCATGGTTTTGCGGTAACCTTTGACAGCTACCGCAAGTATTCCACCAAGAATTTCTAATTCATTACCATTTTTTCGTGCTGTATCGACAATCCTATGAAGCATCTTTACAAGCGCGATTGATGATACACCAGATCCATTATTCATTTCTTTGGATTCGAACACGCAATCCAATATTCCACATCATCCTTAGTTGATTTGAAATGTGCCATACCTGAGGTCACTTTGACATCATAATCTCTAGCAATAACTTTCATATTCTCAAGTTCAAATACTGCTTTATAATCAGTATCAGAAATACCAACTTCATATTCTGTATTATCAGAGATATCTTGGCTGACATCTGTGCCTGAGAAATAAGATTTACCATTCCTACCAGTCAATACAATATTAGGCAAATGAAGCCCACTCGACAGGCGAAGAATCTTTGTAAGTGCTTCATTAGAAACAGTAAAGGTAGCTTCGATATTTGGAAAAGTTACATCTTTACTGGGTGGATGTGTTACCGAAGCATTGCCACCATACAAAAAGCGAGTTTTAAAATTCTTCTCATTGATTGAGATATGCTTTTCTTCAAATTCCAATTCAGGATTTGAATAAGATGACAAAATCATGATAAATTTTGTCAAATCACCAATAGCAAATTCTGATGGAAATTCTTCCTTAATCTTAGCAGATGCCAAGATATTTCTCTTAGGTGCAATAGTCTTTAACACATTTCCTGGTCGCACCAACAGTGTTGGATTGATCGTTGAGAAGTTTTTCAAGATTTCAATAGTTTCATTGGATAGAATCATTACAACCTCCATAATGTTGCATAATATATCTTAACAGATATAAGGGAAAATATCAACCCTTTTGTACATTAGCTAGCTTCTTAGCCTTACCAAGTGCTTCAGCATCAGCAGTAGCGGCAGCACCAATATTAGCAAGGTCAATCAAGCTTCCTGCAAATGTATATGTTCCGGTATGATTCAAATTCATCCATGGGCAAAGCCAAGTCTTTAGCCCAATATTCTGAGCATACTGGCAGAACATATAATCTTCAGATAGATATCTCTTAGTATCAGGATCAATGACGGTATCAAAGAATGCCATAATTTCGCGACTACCGTCAAAATGTTCCGTGCGAACATGATCAGGTCTATACATCAGATGAGGATAAGCCTGTTGATATTTAACCAGCGTCTCCCTTGGAATCATCATAAAACCTGTACCACCTTCGAGTACTTCGACTGGTTCATCAAGTCTAATCTGGGTTGTATTTTGTGTGGGATTAAATACATAATCGCCAACATAAGCTTCTAGCTGATTAGGATCCTTATCTGCGAATCCTTTATCTACGGCTCGCTTAATTTTTTCCCATGATATACACTTTTTGGGATATGGAGCACATACAATATCTTTACCAGGTTGATTCGCAATTACAGACAATGTAATAACATCATTAGGATTGAAACCAATGTCTGAATCGATAAACATCAGATGTGTAAAATCACTACGCAAAAATTCATCTACCAAATAATTTCTAGCCCTAGTGATTAGGCTTTCATTGAAAAGATAGAAGAAATCAACCGTCATTCCATATTCTGTGGATAATTTGGCTAAGTCTGAAGTACCCTTTGCAAATTGTCCAGTGCATGTTCCACCATACATTGGTGTGGCTACAAAAATTTTATTTTTACGAAGTTCTTCCACAGTAACATTAATTTCAATTGGCATTTAATTACCTCCGCATGATATTGACACGTTATTAGTATCTAGCATTAGAAATGCGGAAAAGGGGCTGGAGTTTGCACCCCAGCCCTAGTTTACCACAAAAGAGAGACAAATATAATTATCAAGCCGAAGCGAGGGCGCGATAACCAGCCGCGATAACCTCGCGGCGTGGAGCGCCGAGGCGATACATAGTCACCTCGCGGTTATTACCCAGAGTCTTGCGGTTGGCATATACCGCATAACCCTTGAAACGGAGCGCGGAAGCAGTCGCGCTCAGATTTTGGATACCGAAGCGGCTACGTGCCTGGCCTTCAGTAATATCGTTGCCTGACATCAGGAAGTCAAGCAAACGATCAGTCTTGGTACGCTTAGTATTCATATCGAAGCACATCCTATATTAGTGCGGTTGTATTAGAACGGAATGTCATCGCCTTTGAGCGAATTGGCATCCGCCTCTGGAGCAGGCTGCTCCGGAGCTTTGGGCAGGGTCGGGTCGACCTTGCGATAGAGGTCGAGGAAAGACTTCTTAGTCTCCTCGTCAAAACGATTGATGCATAGGCCAATCGCATGTTGGCGATCGTTGAACATCTTGTAAGCCTTGATGATATGCGTCAGGCGGCGGGTTGAGATCATCTCATCGGTCGCACCTTCGGCGAAGGAACGGCGAATAACGTCAGCCCATGCAATCAGGTGCTCGATAAAGCCCTTGTCATTATCAGTTGGCGCATCAAACTGAGCCGTGAGGATCTTGGTTTCGATCTTCGTGTTAGGATATTCTTGCTCAAGAGTGATCGGGAAACGCTCAAGCAGAGCGTCGTCAAGCATGGAGGCTGCAACATAGCGACCATCATCAGAGCCGCGGCCCTTGGTGTTAGCCGTCACAAAGACGTTGAAGCCTTCAGCCGGATACACAACCTCACCAGTCTTTTTGACGAAGTAAGGCTTGCCCTCAAGAATACCTTGCAAGCACATCGCCTTAGTAGGATCGGCGCGGTCCATTTCGTCAAGGAGCATGATTGCACCCAGCTCCATGGCCCGAAGCACTGGACCCTTGAGGAACTTGGTCTCACCGTCGATCAGACGGAAGCCACCGATCAGGTCATCCTCGTCAGTCTCACGAGACATCTGGATGCGAACCATCGGGCGACCAGCGCGGGCGCAAGCCTGCTCGACCATGAAAGTCTTGCCGTTACCAGAATAACCGGAGATGAATACCGGAAAGAAAATGCGGCTGCGAATAATCTGTTCGACATCTTTGAAGTCGCCGAACGGTACATAGGTCTTGTCCTTAGCGGGAACCATCACGTAGTCATGTTCGGATACCGCATTTGGATCGAACTTTTTACCTTGTTGGCGAGCCGTCATAGGAATAACCTGTGCATGTGCGATAGCAGGAATCTGATACTTACCACGTTCGACCCGATTAGCCGAGTCATTAAAAAGCCAGCGCGGCCGCGGCAAACCAAGCTCTGAAGCCAAATCGATCAAAGCTTCCTTAGTCAGGACTGCATTCTCGCCAAAACGAGAGATAGCAGTTTGGATCAAAAGTTCACGGTTGTCAGTTGAAGTGGTCATCACTCTCTCCATTGTGTATGTGTGTATTATACCAGATAGCTTACCGCTTGTCAATGGCAACTTTGGTTGCATGACCAGCGATCATGTCAATGAACTTGACAAGCATGGTGCGGCTTGCAGCCCGCTTGTTACTTGCCTTTACAAAAGCTTTGGCAAGCTTGTTAGTCGGCACAGCCACGCCACCAAAGTCTTCCAATTCTGTATCCTCAACATTCAAGTTCTTGCCACCAAGGACGGCAAAGAACTGCGTGGCACCGAGCACACCAGGAAGCACCAGATGTTTGTCCTTGCGAAGCTTGCCAGTCATAGCAGCGGTATCAATACCCTGCTTCATTCGGCTAAGTTCGCTAACACCATTGACGATGCGGAATACAGCCGCATTTACATTCTGTTGTGACCGTAGGTTACGGATAAGAAACTCAGTCTGTTCAGTCGAACCATCGACGAAAGCTTGGTGCTTGGTGCGATGGTCACGCATGATGATTGGATTCCAATGATGGCGAGAATTGTATTCCAAACCGTCAGATTCACCGTCGGTCAAGAATACCGTATGCACCACATCTGGCTTAGTCTCACTACGGAAATCTTGGATAATCTTATGCGCCAAGACAATCGTCTGATTAAGCGGAGTGGAGCCAAGGCCAATCACGTCATTCTGAAAAATCCATTCATCACCCTTTTGTTGGTGCCAGCTACGACGCTCACCCATAGCCACACCAAATTCATGAAGATGGCGGGCCATGCTGGTATAGGTCGAGCGGTTCATGCGATCATTAAACAGCTCAAGCAGGTCAAAGTTCGCGGAGCTGAATGTGATATCACCAGGTTCCTTCGAGATAGATACATGGGTTTTATGCCGACGAAGGGTGCGACCTACGCCAGTAGTAAAACCATACACGCGATGCGAGATACCAGTCTTGCGGCAAAACTCGACAAGCGAGATAAGCTGTTGAATGGTACCCAGCATATTGGATTGCATCGACCCAGAGAAGTCAATGAACATCACCATACCATGGCTCTTACCGTTAGGCAGAGTCGTCAGGCGCCGAAAGATATCCTCAGAATACTTGTAAGAATGAACCTTGTTCGGATTGATGATGCCAGTCTTGGAATCCTTAGCGCGAGCATAGGCGGCCGCAGCCTTCTTCAATTCAAACTCTTTGACCATGTAAGACACAGCCTTGGTATTGAACGTGACGAATTCCTTGAACCGTTCATTCATCTTATTCGAATACATGGATGCGCTTACGCTACCGATGCGAGTCAGACTCTCATCTAGGGCCTGCAAAAGCACGTCATGCTTGATGATAAAGGAAGAATAATCCTTGACTTCAGGCACGTTGATATAATCCATACCCTTGGTCTTTTTCGGATCGATGTGCTTTCTCATCAACATCTTTTCGAAATTGTCCTGAGTGGTGGAACCAATGTCGACACGATTCAGACCACCTCGGTCACCATAGCGACCACCAGTAGCATCACCAGCCTCACCTTCATCACCATCGCCGTCACCATC